AGACAACAGGTCTTGGTTGAGTATATGTATTGATAAAACAAAAATACCAGACCGGGAAGTCTTTAAACTAACCTTGTTGGATTGCGACCCAACTCGTAAGAGCTAGGCACTAGAAAGACCCTTAGTGTGACATAGAGAGGGCGGAAAAGAACAGTATTACCTAAGTGAGCATTTCGTAGATCTAAATCACGAGGGTGTAAGAACCAGATGGATACAACAATAATTACAAAAGAAAATGAAATTGAGGAGACTCAAAATCAACTTATGACACTTGTTGATGAAGCACCAACGGCCTCTAGTACGGTACCGTTATCGTCAGGGGGTGAAAAAAGTGTTACATCACAAGAGACAAGGCAACATTTATTGACTGATTTTTTGAAGAGAGAGGTGATTCTATATAAGGGTACGATATCGTCATCACAGCCACAAATGACAATTTTGGCTAGATTGACTTTCCCGTTAGATTTATTGGATCACCCAATGTATGGACCCAAGTTGGATGGTTTTAGATTCATGCGGGGATTAGCCGAGGTTAGAATCGTGATAAATGCCCAGCCATTTCAAGCTGGAATATTTAGAATGGTTTATTTCCCTGTGTTGTCACCGGATGATAACTATAACACTTCTCTTGGTACCATGAAGCAACTGACAGGTCTGAACGGTGTGGATATAAATCTAGAGTCTAAAGAACCTATGGTGATAGAGATCCCATTTATATACCCACTACCGTCTTATGATATGATAGTTGAACCGGATGCGTATGCAAATATGGTATTTGTCGTCTATTCACCCTTATCGGGTGGAACAGCTGACTTTACTGTTTTTGCTAGATTCAAAGAGATTGATGTTTCAATGCCAACTTCTCAAACGATACCTTCGACACGAAGAGCTATGAGATATTTGCAGCAGATGGGTGATGATGACATAGATCGAGTCATTATCCGTAGAATGCGGAATAAAGCTCTAGTAAAGATGGGATTATGGGTTGTTGGTATAGTAAACATTTTTCTTCTATTCATCCAAGGCTATTTGAACCGTCCACAGAGATACAAACAACAAATGGGCGAAGTTGAGAGCGCAAAACCTGGAGGGATGATATCAGGAGTGGCGTCTGCAGTGTCAGGTGTATCACAACTTGTTTCCGGTCTACCGTTT